AGTATCATAATGCTGCTTCTATCTATAATAAAGGAACACCAATTCATGTTCGTGGTTCACTACTTTACAATAACTTTTTATATAAATACAATATAGACAAGAAATATCCAATTATACAGAATGGTGAAAAAATTAAATTTTGTTATATGAAATTACCTAATATTATGAATGAGAATGTTATTTCATTTGTCTCAGCATTGCCTAAAGAATTTGAGCTTGAAGATTATATTGATTACGATACTCAATTTCAAAAATCATTTGTTGAACCTTTAGGCGTTATATTAGATAAAATTGGGTGGACTACAGAACCTGTCAGTACACTTGATTCATTTTTTGGGTAATAATTATTACCCATAGGGGTAATAATGTACGAGTACAGAGTAAAAATATTAAAAGTGGTAGACGGTGATACAGTTGATGTTGACATAGATTTAGGATTTGGTGTGACATTAACAGACGAAAGAGTTAGAATAATGGGTATTGATACACCAGAGTCTAGAACTAGAGATAAAGTAGAAAAAGTTTTTGGTAAAGCAGCAAAGAAAGCTTTACAAGATATGTTGGGTAAAACATCAATTTTAAAAACACAAATTAACAGAGACGGTGAAGACATGAAAGGTAAGTTCGGTAGAATACTTGGCGACTTTATCGTAGATAGAAATGGTCAAAGTATAAGTGTCGTAGAAGCTTTAGTTGAAGACGGACACGCTGTAGATTATTATGGTGGTTCAAAAGAAGATATAAAATCAGCTCATATGGTTAATCGTAAAAAATTAATTGATGAAGGAGTTGTAGAAATGTCTTATGAAAAAGCTGGGTTGACAGATACAGATTTGGTAGTATAATAGATATATGACTGAAATTCAATACATATTTTTGTCTTTTCATTGTGTCACTTGGATATTACTTTTTCTAGTATATACTGAAATACAATCTTGGAAAAAAGAAATAAGACAACATATAGATTATGATAATAGTCTAAAAGCTTTGAGAAAAGAAGAAAGAAGAAAAAAATAAATTATGGAGATTATATTATGAGTTATTTGAAAAACTTAATAAAAACAACAGGTAATGAGTTCGCTTCTATTGTAGAAGACGGAGTACAAGCAGCTGATGTTAGTGGGTACATTGACACAGGTTCTTATATTTTTAACGCTCTCTTGTCTGGTTCAATTTATGAAGGTTTACCTAACAACAAGATTACAGCTCTTGCAGGTGAATCAGCAACAGGTAAAACATTCTTTGCACTTGGAATGTGTAAACAATTCTTAAATGATAATCCTGATTCAGCAGTTATCTACTTTGAATCAGAAAGTGCAATCACTAAAGACATGATTGAAGAAAGAGGAATTGATTCTTCAAGAATCGTTATTGTTCCTGTCACAACTGTACAAGAATTTAGAACTCAATCTATTAAGATACTTGACCAATATATCAAAGACAATTCAGATATGAAAATGTGTTTTGTACTTGATTCACTAGGTATGTTGTCAACAACTAAAGAGATTGAAGACACAGCATCAGGTGCAGAAACTAGAGATATGACTAGAGCACAATTAGTTAAAGGTGCTTTCAGAGTTTTAACTCTTAAACTTGGTAAGGCAGGAGTACCATTAATAGTCACAAATCACACTTATGATGAAATGGGATTGTTTGCAAAGAAAGTTATGGGTGGTGGTAGTGGACTCAAGTATGCTGCATCATCAATCATATTTTTATCAAAGAAAAAAGAAAAAGATGGTAAAGATGTTATTGGTAATATCATTCATTGTAAGAATGAAAAATCAAGACTTACTATTGAAAACAAAATGGTAGATGTTATTCTAAAATATGATTCAGGACTAGACAGATATTATGGTTTACTAGATTTAGCTGTCAAGTATGGTATCTTTAAACAATCATCTACAAGAATTGAATTACCAGATGGGACTACTCAATTTGGTAAAACAATTAACAATAATCCAGAGAAGTATTTCACACCAGAAGTACTAGACAAACTTAATGAAGTAGCGAAAGAAGAATTTTTATATGGCAATGCGATTAGAACAAACGATTCTCAAGAATCTGATACAGAATGAAGAATTTACTAGAAAGACTTTACCTTACATAAAATCAGAATTTTTTTCTGAAAGAGATGAAGAATTTTTATTTAAACAAATTCGTGATTATTTTTTAAAGTATCAAACATCACCAACACCAGAAGCACTTATCATTGATATTGATGAAAAACAAGATGTGGACCAACAATTAATATCAGATACTATGTTATTAATAAAAGATATTAAAGGTGATATATCTGATACACCAGATGAATGGTTAGTAGATTCTACAGAAAAATGGTGTAAAGATAGAGCTGTCTATAATGGTGTAATGAGTTCTATTGAAATTATTCAAGATAAAAATGGAAACTCTGGTGAGATACCCGATATTCTAAGAGAAGCACTATCTGTATCTTTTGATTCAAATATTGGTCATGACTTTATAGAAGATTGGGATTCAAGATATGACTTCATGCATACAGAAGAAGAAAGAGTTCCATTTGATTTAGAATTGATGAATAAAATCAGTAAAGGTGGTCTTCCAAATAAAACATTAAATATAGTCATGGCAGGTACAGGTGTTGGTAAATCATTATTCATGTGTCATTGTGCATCAGCATCTTTACTTCAAGGTAAAAATGTATTGTATATCACAATGGAAATGGCAGAAGAAAAGATTGCTGAAAGAATTGATGCAAATTTGTTAGATATATCATTAAACGATTTACAAGATTTACCAAAAATGATGTATGAGAAAAAGATTACTAGAGTCAGAGAAAAGACTAAAGGTAAATTAATTATTAAAGAATATCCAACAGCAACAGCACATAGTGGTCATTTTAGACATCTATTACAAGAACTAGATTTAAAAAGAGATTTCAAACCAGAAATTATTTTTATAGATTATTTAAATATCTGTAGTTCATTTAGAGTTAGACCAGGTAGTAATGTAAACACTTATTCATATATTAAATCAATTGCAGAAGAATTAAGAGGACTAGCAGTAGAATTTGATGTTCCAATCATGTCTGCAACACAAACAAATAGAACAGGTTTTGTTTCTACAGATGTGGGTCTTGAAGATACTTCTGAATCATTTGGTTTACCAGCAACAGCAGACTTTATGTTTGCTTTGATATCTACAGAAGAAATGCAAGAATTAGACCAAGTAATGGTTAAACAGTTAAAGAATAGATACAATGACCCAACTTATCATAAAAGATTTGTATTGGGTGTAGATAGGTCTAAAATGAGATTATATGATTGTGAGCAATCAGCACAAGATGAATTAGTTGATATCGGTCCTGTTATGGATAATACAACAACAGGTAAAAGAGTGTCAGCAGAGAATACAAAGGATTTAAAGTTTAGTTGATATGTGGGAATTTAGACATTTAAAAATGCCAGACTTGAAACCGCATGTACAGTTTTTGTATAATAACAGTATGAAAAAAGATAAAAAAATTAGACAAATATTTCTAGATATGGACGGTGTTTTAGCTGATTTTGAGTCTAAAATAACCGAAATGTTAGGTAAAAAAGTCTGGAATGATGATGCAGGTCATAATGTTTATGATTTACATAAAAGAGAACTGACTTCTAAGCATATGTTTAGAAAAATGGACCCTTTACCAGATGCTTGGAAACTTGTAGATTGGTGTTTAAATTCTGGTATTCATACAGAAATTTTAACTGCAGCAGGAACTGTTAACAGAGAACTTGTTGTAAGAGATAAAGTTGAATGGATAAGAGAACACATAAATCCTCATTGGACAATAATACCGACATTCAAAGGTAGTCAGAAAGCAGCATTTGCTCATAAAAAAGCAGTTCTGATTGACGACAGAGAAAAAAATATAGATTGTTGGGTTAAAGCAGGTGGGATTGGTATTATACATACTACAGCTGATGAAACAATAAGACAATTAAATGAAATTCTCAACTCAAAATAAATCTCAAGGGATTATCAAAAGTAAATCCCTTGTAGACCTTCTTGTTAAAAAAACAGAAATAAAAAAAGAACTTATTGTTCTTAAAAAAAGTAATAAAAATCTAGAAAAACAAGAAGAACTCATAGAAGAAATATCAGCAATTGATAATTTCTTGAGTAAGCACAAAATTCAAAAATAGTATTAACATAAATACTGTTTATGAAATCATTTCTAGAAACAATCGTAGAAGAATCAAAAGAAGACAAATTAGATAAACTTACCCACATGAAAAAGTATGGTGAGAAAAATCTAAAAAGTCTTATGGTTCCTTTTCCCGCTTTTGAACATATCAATTTAGAAGATTGGGAAGGATATTATCCACCAAAAAATTCCTCTGAAACAACTAAAAAAGAAATTCAATATCTCATATCTTTATCACCTATGACAGATGTATGGGAAGATGAAATAGTGATGCATGATACAAAAGTTATGAAAGCTTTTAGAAATTATGCTGATGAATATGGTTTAGAAATTGATTTTGAAAGAATAAAGAACATAAAACTTCAATCTGAACCTATAATTTTAGCTCTAAAAAGACATTATAATAGACCAAGACCGAAAGCAGTAGCAAAAGAATTAGGTCTACCAATGGATACATTTCCACTTAAAACTAACAAAACACCATCATATCCTTCAGGACATGCTACACAAGGTAAGTTAGTATCTCTTTTAGTAGCTGATGAAGCTCCATTAGAACATAGAAGAAATATATTAAAAATTGGTGAAAGAATTGGTCAAGGAAGACAGATAGCTGGAACACATTACCCAACAGATACAGAATTTGGATTTAAATTGGGAGAACATTTATATAATCTTACTCAAAAGAGTATGGAACCTGATTTAAAATTAGAATCATTTGAACTTAAAGAAGAAGATGTGTTTATATCAATTAATGATACATTACCAAAATCACCTACAGACAGAACACAAATTTATGAAGGTTGTGCTATTATTGAAGGTATGGGTCAAGGTTTAAAAATATTATCACACCCTGAATTTTCTCCAATTTGTAAATCTTGGATTGAAGAATTTACATCAAATGTTGAAAATGGTGAAAAAATATTATTGAATTATTGTAAAGAACTTGGTTCAGCTATAAAACAATTAGGTAATTTTAAAGATTTTATTCATAAGACTGTTGAGGATTGGAAAACTGCAGCACCTGAAATATTTGCAGTAAAAAATCCTGATAAAGTAAATACAGCTGACTCTATTTTTATATCTAAAGGCACTAGAACAGATTTATATAATCTCATGAAAGAAATGAATCAACTAGATAAACATGGTCAACATAGAAGAATAAGAACAGAAGGTAGTAAAATTATTTTATTAAACGCTGATAACAAACCTGTTGTAGTATTTTATCAAGTATCATTAAAGAAAGATGCAAAAGCAGGTTCAGCAAGAATTGGTAAAGTTGGAAAGTTTGCTAGTTCTAGGTTTACAGATGGAGTTGCGTCAAACTTACCTTCAAAAATTCAACAAATACAAGACAATCATAATGAATGGGATATTGAAGCTGAACTTATATCAGAAGGTATTCAAGATATATTTAATAAAGGAACAGCTGTATTAAATAGATTAGGTGCAACAGTTTCAAAAGGTGTAGACTTCTTATACAAAAAAATAAAAGGTGTATTCTCTAAATTAGCTAAAACAGGTATGGATTTTGCTAAATCATTTACAGATAAACAAGTTAAGACAAGTAAGATAAGTAAATCAGCAAATTCAATTATTAAACAACTAGAATCAGAAGGTGGTGTTATAACAGAATCAACAAGAACTATTGAAGCTAAACCAAATCTAGTTAAAGAAATAAAATCTTTTAATCAAGCAATGAAAGGAGACCCTATCAACAAATTATATCAAGAGAACAAAAAAATTATCAGTAAATTAAATTCTTCTTTTGATATTAAAGATAGACCAATAGACCCTATAGTTATACTTGAAGGTGGTGATGTTAAAATATCAACAGATGATTTAAATAAACTAAAAATGCTTGACAATTTAAAACCAGGTGATACAATACAATTAGGATTAGGGACACCTGTAGATACAGTATTTAAATTAACTTCTAATTGGGCTGGTATGAATTACATAAAAGGTATATTAAAATATGTTGAAGGTAATATATCTAGTTATGAGAATTTATCTACATCATTGTTTGCTCTTGCAGCTGAGTTTGAGGGTGAAGCTAGATTTGGTAATACAGCTCTACCATTAGTTATTGTTTATGGTGGTAATAAATTAAAACACATGGGAACTAGAGACGATTTTGAAAGAAAAAAAGTAGAAGATTTAGCTAAGAAAGGAAAAGAATATAATAACTTTCCTGTATTAGTAGTTAAAGTTGCTAGAGTAGCTGGTAAAAAATATAATAGTATAAACATATTGTTAGTAGAAAGTTTAGATGGAATGCCACCACAACCACAATACAATGTTGTTGGTATTGCTACAAACTCTGGTTCTAAATTTGCTACTAAATTTGAAATCAATACAACAACTAAAAATTGGAAAGGTGCATTGAAATAATGGAATATCTGTCAGAAGCAGCTGGTAAGAATTTACACTTAGAACATCTTGAAGATGAAATTCTAAACTTTGGTATTGCTGGTGGACGAAGTGCTATACAATTTTTACAATCATTAAGAGATATGTTTGCTAGTAGTTCAAAGTCTAAATTAAATGTGACAGTTAAGTGGGACGGAGCTCCTGCAGTCTTTGCTGGTCCGCATCCTGAAACAGGTAAATTCTTTGTAGCGAAAAAGTCTTTGTTTAGAAAAACTCAAGAACCTAAACCATATTATCATACATACGCTGACATTGATGCTGATACTAGTGGTGAACTTAATAAAAAACTTAAAATATGTTTAGACGAGTTTAGTAAACTTGGTATGAATGAAATATTACAAGGTGATTTAATGTTTACAGATGATACATCTAGTATGGACATTGATGGTGTTAAACATATAACTTTTCAACCTAACACTATATTGTATGCTGTTGAAGCTGACTCAAAAATAGGTAGACAAATTTCAAGTGCAAAGATTGGTGTAGTTTGGCATACAACATATAAAGGTGATTCTATTGAAAATTTAAAAGCATCATTTGGTGCAAAGATACCTAGTAAATCATCAAAAGTATGGCAAGATGATGCAACATATAGAGATGTATCAGGTAGAGCTACATTCACAGCTAAAGAAACTGTAGAAGTCACAAAATTATTATCAGCAGCCGGTAAACAATTTCAAAGAATAAATTCAGGTTCTTTTAATGAGTTTTTAAGATGGCAAGATAGTTTAGGAACATCTGCATCAGGAGCAGGGTTTAAAACTTATTTGAATACATTTACAAGAGCTGGTAAAACATTACCAAAAGGTAAAGATGCTGTAAAATCATATCAAGCACATTTTACTAATTGGTGGAGTAAAAATAAATCAGATAGTCCTGTACAAAAATCTAAATTAAGAGAACATTTAAGAGTAATTAAAAAATCTCTAAAAACTTTAGAACAAGTTGTAGACTTTATGAGATTTTTGATACAAGCAAAGTTGATGATAGTAAAAAAGATGGACCAAGCAAAAGGTCTAGCAAAAACATTTGTAAAAACAAGTCAAGGTTTAAAAGTAGTTGCACCAGAAGGATATGTAGCTATTGACAGAAAAGGTGAAGCTGTTAAAATTGTAGATAAAATGGAATTTAGTTTTAATAACTTTACTGTAGCTAAAAATTGGGATAAATAGTAATATGAAAGACAAAAACGCAATAGTACAATCATTTAATAGTAAATGGAAGTATCGTAAAGACAAACATCAATATGGTATGAGAGATGCTTGGAAAATAATATACTCACAAAATGCTGAAGGTAAATATGAAGGAGATTGTGAAGACTACGCTCTTTCTATTTTATATAGATTAGCTGGTGAAAGTCATTTAAAGATGTGGTGGTTATTAATTACTCACCAAGCAGGTATTTGTTTAGTAGGACCAAGTAAACTTAAAACATCACATGCTGTCTTAAGATACGAAGGTGAATATATTGATAACCAGACTAGAAAGTTTGGACCAAAATATGAAATAGAAAGAAATTATAAATTTCATATTTTTTATGGATATGGTTGGGCATATATGACAGCTTTAAAAATGATTATAAGTAAAGTTGTAAGGACACTAAAGAAATGAAAGAAAGAAAACAACCTCAAGACCCTACAGTAAAAGATGAACCAGGTACACAACCTAAGAAGTATTACAAAGGGTTGAGTAAAGACGATAAAGAAGCACGAGCAAAACACTTTGCAAAAGGTGGTAAAGGTCCTGCTCCGGGTGATATAGATGATGATGGTGATAAAGTTAAGACTAAACCAAGTAAACATACTTTGAAATTTAGAAAAATGTTTGGAGAGAGTAATCCTGACAAATCATTAAATGATAAAGCTAAGAAGTCAGGTATATCTGTTAGTATACTTAAACAAGTATTTAAGAGAGGTGTAAAAGCTTGGCAGACAGGACATAGACCCGGTACAACAGCTGTGCAGTGGGGTCATGCACGCGTTAATTCTTTTATTACTAAAGGTAAAGGAACATGGGGTAAAGCTGATAAAGATTTAGCTGATAAAGTTAGAAAAACAGAACAAGTAGAAGCTGTATCAAGTGCTCAACAAGCAGCAATAGCTATTTCTAAAAAAGAGAAAGCAGGTAAACCTGGATATGATAAACATGGTAAATCGTTAAAGAATAAAAAGAAAAACGAAAGTTTATGGGATAATATCAGAAAAAAAAGAGAGAGAATTAAAAAGGGTTCTGGTGAAAAAATGAGAAAGAAAGGAGACAAAGGAGCTCCTACTGCAGCCCAAATGAAACGAGCAGAAAGTCTTTGGGATAATATCAGAAAGAAAAGAGCAAGAATAGCTAAAGGTTCGGGTGAAAAAATGGGTGCAAAAGGTAGTGTATCAAAAAAACAATTTGATACAAGTGTAAAATTTAGTGACAGTCCTAGAGCTGACGCTGCTAGAAAAAGAAAGAACAAAATGAAAGGTAAAGCTAAGAAATGAAATCATTCTTAGAACATATAGATTTTGGTAAGTATGAAGGTAAGCATGTTCCTTTAGAAAGACCTATGATTGATATTACAGAAGATGATGATAAAGAAATCAATAAACCTAAAAGAGGTGGTTCTAAAAAATTCTATGTATATGTCAAGGACGGAGATAAAGTAAAAAAAGTATCTTTCGGTGCAAAAGATGGTGGTAGTAGTTTATCAGTAAAACTTCAAGACCCTAAAGCTAGAAAAGCATTTGCTGATAGGCATAATTGTGATACAGCTAATGATAAACTTTCAGCTAGATATTGGAGTTGTAGATTACCCAACTATGCAAAAGATTTAGGATTAGCTCCTGTTGATAAAGGAGATGGCGGTGGAATCTATTGGTAGACCATATAAAGATATTGGTGTAGTAAGAATATTTTATAGTGATGTAAAAAGTAATGAATTAGTTTGGCATCGTGATAAAGAAGATAGAAAAATTACAGTAGTAGAAGGTGAAGGTTGGCAGTTTCAATTTAATGGCAGTTTACCTTTTGAATTAAAAAAAGGACAAATATTTGATATACAAGAAGGATTATATCATAGAGTAATAAAGGGTAAAACTAATTTAGTGTTAAAGATTAAGAAATGAAAAATTTTAGAAACATAACAGAAGTAAAAAGTAAAAGTGCAACATTTACTTTTGGAAGATTTAATCCACCAACAGTCGGACACATGAAACTTGCAAAGAAAATGCAATCAGTATCTAGTGGTAGTGATGTAAAAATATTTACTTCTCACGGTTCTGATAAGAAAAAAAATCCTTTAACTCATTCACAAAAAACAAAATTCATGAATCCGATGTTGCCTAAAGGTGTCAAAGTATCTAATTCACAATCAAGAACTGTATTTGATGTAGTCACAACTTTATATGATGAAGGATACAGAGAAGTACAAATGGTAGTGGGTTCAGATAGAATTAGAGAATTTGATTCGTTGTTAAAAAAATATAATGGTGTAAAAGCTAGACACGGATATTATAAATTTGATTCTATTCAAGTTGTGTCAGCAGGTCAAAGAGACCCGGATGCTGAAGGTGATGTTGGTATGTCAGCTTCTAAAATGAGACAATTTGCTTCATTGAGTCAAGAAAAAGAATTTTTAGATGCTTTACCAAAAGGATATAGACTTGGTAAACAATTATACAAAGCAGTACAAAAAGGTATGGGTATATCAGAAGAATTTGAAGACTTTATGTATGAAATAATGACAGAAGATAATCCTAGAATACCTAGAAAGAAAGGACAACCTAGAGGAAGCGATAGTCATTCTGATTTATATACAGATGAAAACCCTAAAGGTACTATAAAAGGTTTAAAGTTTGCTACTGTAGAAGATGCTGAAAAAAGTGTTAAAAAAATAGAAAATTCTGGTAAAACACATGCTCATAAAATTCAAGCAGCAATTGCTATGGAACAGAGAGCAGAAGTTATGGGTAAAATATCAGCAGCTGCTGTTTATAGAAAATACATCAATAAGATGAAAGATATTACAAAACAAAAAAATGAATATTATGAGTGGGGAACAGATAAAGGTAGAAGACATGCACAAAAATTTACACCAGGACAAAATGTAGTTGACTATGTAAAAAGAATAAAAGAAGCAGAAGATTTACCAAAAAAAGTTTTATTATACAAAGAAAAAATGTATAAAGAATTGAAAAAAGAAAGA